TTAACCCAAGGAGTTGTATTCAAATCTAGTTGGGTCTCAGGCGGCGCTTGCCAAGCCTGCCTGGGATCAAAAGCTATAGACGGATCATCACCCGCATTGTAATCAGGATAATGTATTGCACCAAACTCTGTCGTCATGCTTGGCTGATTTAGGGGCGCGCTACCTTTTTCTCCCCCAGGCTGATAACCTGCTCCGTAGATTTTTCCATTCCCAGGACCTGTAGCATACGATTGAGCAAGCAATCGATTCAAATCTTCGATGGCCGCTGATGCTGTTGGATCAAGTCTGAGATCTTTGTAGTATTGTCCAAGTACTTCAGGTGAAATCTCACCAGACCTAACCTTCTCGTGAGGTACTGCTTCAGCATACTTACGCTGTTTCTCCCATGCAGCCTCGATCTTTTTTATAGCGGCCTTATCCTTCTCAGGATGTAAGGTAGCAAGGATTACATCGATATCCTCTCGTGGCACAGGTACATTGTTAACATCCAGAACCTTTACTTCAGGACCAAACTTGATGGGTATTTGTTTTTTAGGATCTCCGCTATATCCAGAATGCGACGATCCTATGGGAGCTAAACCTGCCGCACGATCTGCCTTAGCCTCTCCTGGAGTATAATAACTGGCATGCTCAAAACGGTTCAGGATATCTGTATCTGCTTTAGGTATCCAGCCTTTTTCAAGGATTGGTTTGGCATCAGAGACAGCGTTCGCCTTATGCGTGTACCCCTCAATACCTCTTGCGCGCTGGAATAGATCTGGAGGAAGCCACGCCAAACCATGAGCTGCGTCCCCTGCACCTAGAAGTGCGCCAGCTCCAGTCGCAAGATATTTCTCTGGAACTAGGTTGGTTGGATCAGTTACTGCGTCAAGACCAAGACCGAGCATCCCTCGTTGTACAGGATTAGCACCACTCAGTGTCTCTTTAGGGGCGCGCTTCATGAACTCTTGCGACGCAGAAGTAGCTCCTAAGCCCGATTCATATCCTGACTTAACACCTTTAAGACCTTCCCAGACTACATCAGACAGAGGCTTCTTCTCACTACCTGTACTGGTAGCGTCCATCAAAGCGCCGAACGCGCGACCTGAACTTTCCTGAGTCGCACCAAGCGCACCGGCAATCTTACCACCAGTAGCCTTACCATATGCCTTGACTGGCTCGACGGATGATCGACCAACTTGCTCTGCAATATCTAGAGGTGCAGGAATGCGCTCATACCACGGTTTCTCGACCGGGGGAGGTTCTACAGGAAGGTTGACGTCCCCACGAGAAATTTGGCGCGGCTTGTTGCGATCTGTAGCGTCAGACCACCAGTCGCGCGCTCCTGATAGTGCGCGAATAGCTCTGTCGTAGAGTCCGCCGTATCCGTAGTCCTCAGATCCAGCCATTATTGTGGTAGTTTGCCAGCCTTGCTATATTCTTCCTGGACTTTCGTCCAGTATTCCTTCTGCGCGTCGGGAAATTGAGCTTTCTCTTTCTCTTCAGCCATTCTACGACGTTGTGACATAGAAAGATTCTGTCTGAGAGGCTTCATGTCGACTTCATCAACCGAACTTGGACCTTGACTTCGGTTCGTTGGTAAAATCTGAGCCAAAAGGACCGCATATCCTTCCCTCTCGGACTTTAGAAGCTGTTGGAGGTCCTCGATATGCTCTTTGTGCGCCGCGCAAGCCGCACAGACGTTCGTGCTAAGGACGTAAGGACGTCTAAACCACTCAGTGAGCCACATAGTAAGGGTATCTTCCTCGAACTCTCGGTTTTTTGTGGTACATTTTCACTGGCCTGTCTTGAGTTCGCTTTTCACGATCGAGCATTTCCATCTTTCGGTAGAAACCAGTCATATCTCCGGTCTGCTCGATGTATTTTAGGACTACATTTAGCTTTTCGCGCTCTGCTGAGACGCTGACGCTCTTCTCAATCCAGCGATGTACCTCTTTTAGCAGGTATCTTATCCCGTCATAGGGGTCATCACCCAGAAATTCCATCACATCTTCCAGTTTCACATCGTCATAGATGCAAAGTGGAAGAGCGTCCTCTAGCGCGCCCAGATCCTTCTCGACATAGAGCCTGGAATCTTTGAAAACCTGGAGTTTCGGGAGATTATCCTCTGGTGCCTCCGGCTCAAACATAGAAGCATACTCGCGATACGCCTTTTCTCCATAGATTCTGAAGATTCGCGCACCTGTGTCGACGTTGTATCCTTCTTTTGGAAGGATTCTCGGTGGTCTGGGCTTCCATCTGAGGTATTCATGGACCAACATCTTCCCGCTGACGCGATCGTTGTCTGCTGTCTTGATTGCAAAGCGCCCTTCTTGACCTGGAGGATTCAGAACTGAAGCAAATTGCTCTAGAATCGACTTCTGGTCGCCCTCTTTCCGCCTTGCGGAAGGGTCAATCACGACTGTATCGATAACTTCATCTTCCGAAAGCCGCACAAAGTCGCTTGCCCACTCGATAATCTTCCTACCGCGCTGTCCATACTGTCGATAAATGAAGACTTGACCATTTGGCGCAACCGCGCCCCAACCTATCCAGGTCATTGATGTATGACCCCAATCGATTGCTGCGATTCTGGGCCAGAATGCTGGAAGAGGAAATGGATCAATCAAGTGGACAGCATGTTTTGGTTCACCGGCAAAGTGTTCGAATCTCCATTCGTCGAAGACTTGGCCTGTGAATGTCCACCAATCTCCTTCGAGCTTGGCTCGTCTTTCTGCAATAGGTAGAAGGGAAAGACGATTGATGTAGTTAGGATCTGCCTGCATCAGGAACGGGTTGTCCGTCAGCTTAGCAGGTATAAATATTCGGTAGCTTTTAGCTAACTTGTCGTGGATCTTGGTGTATCCGTTTCGAGCAGGTTCGACAAAGCGACGGCGAACCCAAGCATGACCGACGTTACCAGGGTTAGTAGCAGACCTAACCACTGCAGGAATAGAAGAATCTGAAGTACGACATCGACTCGTGAGGTAGACATACTGGAATTCTTCAAATGCTGTGAGCTCATCGAAAGCTATGTAGTTGTACTCCGCCGTGTCATGGCTTCTAGCATCTTCAGCTCTAAGCATATAGCTGAACTGAATCCAGGCTCCCGACGGAAATGTCCAGCGATGTTTGGTATCATTATATGTGGCGCCGAATAATGGGTAGATGTCTCTGGATCGGGGGATAAGACTTTCTTCCAGCTCAGGGAAGGTTCTACGGAAAATGATTCCTTTGAAACTGCCATTGGTATACCACCCTCTCGTAATCGGAAGCATCAATAAGATTTCACTCTTACCGCCTCCCGCAGCTCCACCATACATCGCCTCAAAGATTGAATCAGGTATCCTGATAAAATCAGTTTGACGCTTACTGGGTTCCCAAACCCTGTTACCCTCAACTACTTGAAATGGCATGTCTTCGTTTATACTCGGTTACACGATGGCAAGTCTTGCACATACGTTGCCCACGATACTTATATGTATTTTCCTCTGTAAACTCATGCCCATTTTTACAGTGGGTTTTCTTTATTCCACGCTCGCCACGATCCATCGCATTTTGAAATTGTGTTCCTTCATAAAGATGCTCAGGCTCCACACAATTTCGAACGTCACATTTATGACAGGCCTCAAATCCAGGTCCTATTGGTCTGCCTAGCTTCTCCTCGAGAGCTACTCTGTGCGCGTAAAGTTGCTTACCATCTCTCCAAATAAATTGGTATCCACCAGCATGATTAGATATAACTAACTTACACGGTTTCTCTAGAATCATAAAGTATCACCCTATCTTAGCCGTTACTGTAGCTGCTGCCGTCGTGCATCGAATAAACGACGCTGCCGTTGGCTGACCTGCAACGGGCGCGGTCCAGGGTCCGGTGAGGGTTTGGCCCACTTCGCACGCAGGCTCAGCGAATAGATAGCACGCTCTGCTTGGCAGAGCATAGACTTGATTTTGAGCTAGGATCGTCGGAACGCCTGCTGGGACTGAGTAGGTTGGCATCTGAACCTCACTGAACTTGGACGCCCCTTGACTTCGGTTCGTTGTTATTTCTTACTCCAGATCTTACGTTTCTCTGGAGGAGTCTTATGGACGAACTCTCGGGCCACTTCGGGGTCAATTTTCTGCGCGCCCTTCAAGCCACCATGAGCAGCAGCTTGCATAAAACGGTATTGTTTCGCGCTCTTGGCTGGCATCTTAGTACAATCTGGGTTGAGGTTGACGCCGCACACGTTCCCTCATGATCGCTTCATTTGGTACTGCCGGACCTTGAGGCGCGCCCATTCCAGGCAAGGGTCTTGGACCTTGCATTGGACCTTGCATCGGCATCTGCGGCCTGGGTCGATTCATGAAGTTCGCCGCACCCTGAGCGAGACCTTGCCCTAAGCCTCTGAAGTTCATATTGACCTCTTACTTAAGTGGAATGTCTGCGATGCCGAACGCACGAAGGATATATAGGAGGAGGACGATCACAACCACTACTCGGAGGACGATCTTGATTGGCGGAGACATAGGTATGTATGTCTCCGCCAACCACAGGACCACCCCGATGATTACAATAAGTATTATCAGAGTGATCATGTTGTTCCTTTACTTCTTTGGTTGCGCGGTCGGAGGCAGCGTATTGTCAGGCTGTCCACCACCACTGGGCAGTTCGTTGTCCGGAACGAGGATCAAGCCTCCACAGAGAAGCCACTTGACCATGAATCGCATACCAGGACGGATGTCGTAAATTGGCTGCGATGGTCTGTTAGCGCCGCCGGGTAGGGTATTGTCAACACCCGGCTGACTTCCCGGTAGCGAATTGTCGGGACGACCAGAACCACTCGGCAGACTGTTGTCGATGGTCGGGTCGAACGGATATACCGGAAGGTGAGCAGGGAAGCCCGGAAATCCCGGCAGGGAGTTGTCAGGGCGCGCCCCGCTTCCCGGTAGACCCTGGCTGGGATAATTTCCCCCACCAGGTAGACCCTGAGAGGGATAGTTCCCGCTCCATCCCGGACCTTGACCATACCCAGGATCTACTGGACCACCATCGAGAAACGTGATTACTGCCATCCTTGACTGTGACATTTATCTGACCTCACTTTACTGAACTGAACTTCGACCTGAACTTCGACCTGAACTTCGGTTCGTTACCTTCGCTGTGTCGGCGGAGTGTAGCGTCCTGACGTTGGATTCGCGCTCGCCGTTGCTGCGCCAGGAGCATCCCCGACTTGCCATGCAGTTCCGTCCCAGTAAGCGTGTGACGCATCACCAAGAACTACGTGCTGACCTGTAGTCCACGCTGTCGTGGGCGAAGCGGTACAAGCTGCGAGACCTGCGAAATCTGCCGCTGGAGTCGCGCCCGACGGAGTGAATGAGCCGGGAGAACCTGCCGTTGCGCCCGTCGCATCCTGGGATTCTCCGCCCCCTTCGCCGTCGGGATCTTGATCGAGAACTTCAAGAGGGATGTACTGAGGAACTAGCGTAGCAGAGTCAGCAGGCGTAGCAGTCGGAGGACCTTCGCTGGAATCTACTGCATTCCAGACGTCTGCGACCGTTGCGTTCTCACCTTCTCTTACGGCGGGATCAGTACTGAAGATATTGGCTAGCTTCCTGTTACGCTTCGCCTGCTCCTCGCGCGCCTCACGATGGTTCTTGACTTCTTCCTCGATGTTCTTGTCCGCTTCTGCCTCTTGCTCTGGCGTCATAGGAATTCTATTCCCGTCATCCAGTCTTCTTGCAATAACACCACGCTTGAGGGACTTGCGGAGTAAGTCGTCGTAGGTGAATTCAGAGAACTTGAACTTACCGAGATCCTCGTATGCACCCTGTGAGACAACAACCGAATTCTCAGGGTTGTTACCAAGGCGCATCACGACGTCGCCTGGACCTGCCTGTAGTTCACCGTGTTTGGTCTTGATGTTCAGCGGCGACCCCATGTTGATGAAGATCTCGCTCTCCTTCTTCATCCGCTTTCGATCCCGCTCCGTCCTCCGAGCTAGATCGATCGCTTGCTTCATCGTGCGCTGTTGACCCGGACCGAGAGGCGTCGTCCCGCCGAATTGCGTCGCTGTATTGACCGAGAGTGTTGAAGCCGGATCTTTGATCCTCGGTTCCGGTTCTGGGGGAAGTTGCTCGATCCTCTCCACCTTCTGGTTGTCCGGGTCGAGAGGAACTGACTGAGCTGGGGTCGGAGTGTATTCCCGTTTCTCGTCTGCCATTTGCTTGATCTCCTCTAACTACAAGGACGTTCAGAGCTTTAGGTCCGTTAGTACCCTCTTCAAAGTCGAAGGTTACTTTATCGTTCTCTTTAATATTTCTAAAGGGAACTGAGTTACGGGACACCTTGCTCCAGTGAAGGAAGTAGTCTCTTTCGTCGGAACCTTCAATGAACGCAAAGCCTTTCTCGAGAAATATCTTTCTTACATAACCTTCCATTTATTCCACCTCAATAGTCTCATACTCTGTCTCTTTCTGTGCATCTGGAGAGAACACAATAACCTGAGCGTTGTTGGTCTGTTCCACATTCACCATTGGGCGCGTGCTGGACATGATAGAGGAAAGGTTGCGCGCGATCTGGGACAACGACACAACGCTTTGATTCTCCAGCTTTTCTGGAGTTATACCTGATACTGTGGTTGAAAGGAGATCTAGAACTTGGTGGCGAACTACAAGGACGTTCTGGTCAATGGCGGCTTGCAGACCAGCTGACTCTGTTTCTTGGGAGGTGCGCCCGTGCTTGTAGTGGTGAGCCA